TTTCAAATATAGTTAAATTATTTATATCTTCAAAAACTATTGGGTTAGTTCCTGCACCAATATTTTTAACTCCAAATTGCTTAGAGCCAGTTTGAGAAGTAGATACTTGAACTATAAATGGATTTGAATCTGATTTATATAAACTAGAGTAAGGATTAGCTGAATCAGTTATAGGGATTATAGCTGAACCATCCGTAAACGCAGCTACGTCAAACATGTCATTAAGATCTTCTATAGAAGAAGTAGTGAAAGACGACCTACCAGGGTAGTATTGTCCATTTCCCATATTGCTATAAGCATTTGATGTGTTTTCTACTCTTCCGTATAAAATAACAGAGCTTCTAAAAGATTTATCTTGTGGCCCAACCTCTGAAAGATCTCTTGGGACTTTGTTTATATTATCATTTAATAATGATACAAAAGAAATGTTATTTTCTAGATTACCTACACTAGTTGTATCATAATCCCAAGGAAGCCCTTTCATTGCTCCAGCAGAATATACATTATAATACTCTTGCTCAGTTTGTTTTACAACGATTTTATAAGAATACCAACCTAATGGATTATAATTAGCACTAGAAACATCACCGTTATATAACCCAGGTCCAGATCCTGGGATTGGATCATTTAACGATATTTTTAATGAGTTACCAGGCCACTGAACTGTATTAGTTCCCTCATCAATATAAGGAGAATAAAGTGTAGAACCTGTAAAGCTTTGTTCACCAATTTGAACAGAATCTTTGTTACTAGATAATATTACTGTAGATTGTCTACCGAATCTATCTGATAATACAAACCCAACTTGATAATTTCTATTAGTTTTTAAACTGCTACTAGGATATTCTATTATACTAGTAGTTGGATTAACTAGTTGAGGAAAAACTAAAGTGGAAATTATCGGATCCCCATTCCAAGGTATACTTACATTCTGGTTAACCACTAAAGTATTACCAGTTAAGCTAACTACTAAAACTGGTTGAGTAGGTTGTGGGTTAAAATTAACAGATGTTACAATTCTACCAGCAACTATGCTACTTGGGTTTACAATACCGCTAAGTGTTAATGTATTTGTTGGAGAAGTAACTTCATAATCAACAGAGGCTTGCGCTTCTGAGTGTAAGTCGAAGTCAGATTTTTCACCAGCATTTACATTATAATTAAGAGAGGATGGTGGAGTGTGTTTGTCTTGAAAGTTTGCATAAGCAACTCTGTTACTTATAATTTCTTGACCTAGAGCTTTTACTGGCACTTTGTCATATACTCTAATACTTTCTTTAGATGGTAATGTTTTATATGGTTTTTTAGACTGGTAAGAATAGACGTAAATAGATCCAACCCCTGCTAAAAACGAAGCGGAGGTAGTATCAATTGTTTCTATAACTTGCATAGCTAAACCATCTGACTCTTTGTAGAGAATGTCTATACTAACAACATGAAAATCTGAAGAAAAACTACTAATAGCGCTTGGTAAAGATATCTGTAAATCTATATTATTAACTTTGTTCTCCATGAATTCTACAATAGTAGAAGAAAAAGCCTGCTGTTGGTCGCCTTTGTTTTCTTCGGTATTTAAAAAATACCCGTCTTGTTTAGGTATAAAACATGGTTGAGTAAATGGAGCAACTATAGAGTACTCTCCGTCATCAAACTTGAATCTATAACTAAATCTTGCAAATTTATCTTCTAAGAAGTTTGGATCACCATTGTAGTTATTAATGTAGTATGGATTTGGACTAACGACTAGAACGTCACTAACAGTACTATCGATATTTTTATCTATAGTTATTGTACCTGAAGTATAACCACTAATTTTTACATCTAAAACATCAACACCACTTAATTGCATAGGTACTACATCACCATCAACAAGTTGCTTCACAAACATACCTATAGCAGGCTCGTTTGGATAAACATTAATATTTGTTAATGAAGTATCTATACCTATACTTGTAGCATTAGCTACTGTTGCGTTAACTGTGCAAAGTCCACCATCTGGTAGAAACTTACTAACAACATCTTTCATTGTTGTCTCGTAATTACCTGGTGAAACTAAGCTCTCTTGATAAAGCCCTATAGCCTCATATGGATTGTACTTAGCTACAGACACATGGTCTTCTGTAGAATAATAAGAAATATCACTCGCTGCTTTAGATACATTTATTTTTCTAGGTTGATTTCTATTGTCTGTCCAAAAAAGCAATAACTCTAATATATTTACACCATATATTTGATTATTTCTTGAGAAATTTAAGAAAGCACCTTGAACTAATTTAGTAACTACAGGCTCTTGTCCTGATGTATTTACTTTGTATATAAAATGATTAGATCCTGCACCAGATGCCACATAGTTACTAGACTCATTGTCAGTTAAAAAAACATATATATCACTATTAACCTCGTCAGTTAAGTGACTTATAGAGAATAGATTGGCTACACCAGTCAAAGCTCTAAAATCTACAAAAAAGCTATTACCTAGAGCACTTTCTAAAGCACCTACATCAGATCCTTCAGATTTACTAACTTGAGCATTTAAAGCGTTTCTATATTCTCCTGATGGAACCAACCTAGAATCAAGGTCTTTGTTCATCTTAGACCTTATAAAGGCATTTTTAACTTCAGCCATATTATTTTAGTGTTTTATCCATTTAGATTTACCTCTCATGACTTGAGAAATTTCTTCAAGTTTAATGTTAGATAATCTTATTTTAGCATTTCTAAGTTTTGCAACTTTCTCTCTATTTAATCTATTGATAACATATTCTGGCTGATTAGATCTTGCAGCTAAGACAGCGTGGCTCATATAAGCATACATAGCTTCCTCTGCCATCTTAGGGACCTTAGTGTCTAGGTCATACGCTAAACCATCAGAAACATACTCTAAAATGATTAAACGATCAACTAGGTCATTTGAGAATGAAAAGGTATTCTGTCTTTCGTTTATAGTAAACCACCCATTAACTTGAGCAGTTGACGGGTTTAATCCATAAAGACCTCCTCCGCTACCATTGTTGACACCATTAGCCCAATATAAGTTACCGTCTATTAGATTATTATTTACATTACTTAATCCATTAGTGTCCCATCTAAAATCTGTAATAGAAGTACCTTCAATATTATTACCAAAATTATCTTGCGTTGGTATTCCGTTAGCATCTTGTATAGGATTCCTATAAGGATTACTAGTTAAAGTAGTAGGGTATATTATATGTTTAACACCTGAATTATCTACCCAACTCATTTTAACGTAATTAACGTAATCTTGAGGGATAGGTACACTTAAGTTAGGCGGTATGGTTAATTCTTGTGATTTGATGCTTTTTAAAGTATCATAACTAAATTCTTGCATTGCTCTTTTAGCAAAGAAAATTAAGTCAGTTCTTTTAACACTAGGTATTAATTTCCCAGCACCAACATAAGCAACTAAAAAGTTATTTATAATATCGTTAAGTTTTATATAAGCGTAACTTCCCCAGTTCTCTTGAACAGTATCTCCATAAGCGTTTTTATCCCCGTAGTTTCCACCAGTTTCCGTCTTTAATTGTACAACAACGCTAGTGTTTACATTAAGGTTGCCAGTTATTGTTATGGTATTTCCAGATACAGTAAAGTCTAGGACATACTCAACATAATCAACATCCCCAGGAGCTGCTGTGTATATTTTAAAGTTATTTAAAGCGTAGTTTGTTTGCAGTGGGTCATAGCTACCGAATACTATATTAGTATCAAAAGTAGTGGTAAATGATTGGCCAGTACCAGCTATAGATATAAAACTCTGAGATCCAGCGTAATATTGTGTATTATTTTCTGTTATTAGTGACATCTATTAGCTTTTTTTATTTATTTCTGTTTGTTGAATTTCTGAAGCAGCTACTTGAATAACTTGAGGGTCTCTTATTATAACACCAGAATAAAATAATATTCTAGTTATAACATTTACTTGCTCAGAAGCATTAAGCTCAAAATGTTGAGATGCAATACCATTGTTTGGAGTTGCTGAAGCTGGGCTAACATATATATATTGACCTAAAGTACCAACGTTATAACCCCACGCTACGTTTCTAGGTTTTCTAATAAAGCTAGTATTAATGCTAGTTGTTATACTAGTAGGTCTTATAATTAACTTATTACTCTCGTATAGATATGTAGGAAAATCTTTAGTAGAAGCGGTTAGTGGAGATTTTTGAATATTATAAAAATCATTACGTTGTAATCTTTCTATTTCAGTAACATCTCCTGTAACTGTTTGATACACTGGAGTACCTAATTTATAAAATACTACTTGCGTACCAGTAGGCTCTGTACCGTCATTAACAACTACATTACCATCAGTGTCAGCAATAGGAAGATTAAACTTTCCATTAGCATAGATACATGCTCCTTCTGTTTTAAATATTGATATATTTTCGTCGACACTCATCTGTCTATCAGAGTAGTCGTAATCTGATTGTGGCACTCGCAGTTGTTGATTCAAATCATCAAAGTACTGCTCAAATATATCAAGCTGAACTTGCGTTGCTGTTCTATTAAACTCATTAGGCGTTATATATCCACGCTGTTCTTTATTTAATATCAACAGAACTGTCTTATATACTGTATCTACGTTTATTGCCATTTTTTATTATTTATTATAATATAAAGGCCCGAGTTAACGAGCCCTATATTAGTATTACATGTTATGAGAACTTTTTCTCGATTGATCGGTATATTTCTAAACCTTCATCCGTCTTAAAGAACGCTGCCATTGCTGAGTAAGGATGTTCGTCGAAAGGAACTGTCATTAGTTTTCTACCGTTAGATCCCCATTTGAAAGTTCTTTGATCAGGAGCTAATACAATAATTCCAGCTTCATTAGCTTTAATTGCAAAGTTCCTTAGAATAACATTATCATCATTAGCTAATTCCATAAATAAAGCAGGATTTCTTCTAGCAAATAGTATTAAATCTCTTTTTAATTCTCTACTACTCATTGTGGAAACTTGTGATCCTAGTTCAGCTCTAAGTATAGCCTCTGCTTGATCGATGTCCATTGCTCTAGAAGCGTTTAAGGCATCTATTTCTAAGTTTAAATAATCTAAATCATTAGTAGCTTTTTCAACTTTACTAAATTCATAGTATTTGTTGTTCAAGTCTGGGTGATAGATTGATAATAGTTTTTGTAAATTTTGTTGACTCTTAGGCACAGTAATCTTACCATTAGAGAATATGATGTGACCAAGCGTTGCTTCTCCTTTTTGATCTTCTGTAAACGGAGACGTTTGGTTTGTAGCATATCTTAATTCTTTTTGTTCATTTAATTCATCATCAAACCATAACAATGGGAATCTAGATGAATGTTTTGATCTTATTGTATAAGTTAAAGGCGTGAAATGACCTTTAAGTATATACGTTCTGTCTTTTATTTCCCAAGATGGTTTTTGTGGAGTAAAAACTTCTTGCTTTACTTGCACTTTTTCTACGTACTCTTGTTCTATATATTCTTGTTCAATAACTTGAGGAGCAACCTCAACTCTCTTTGCTACAGCTTGTTTTGCCATGATATAATATAATTAAATAGTTTAAAAAAATAAAAGTAATAATTACCCCCGTTAATGCAACGAGGGTAAGAATTACATATTAATTATTATGCAGTAAAAAGTACGAAGTTATTCGCAGCTTGTACACATAAACATCTTTCAGATAAGAAGTGAACTTCCATTGCATCAAGATCAGAAGTATAAGCACCTCCAACAGAACCAGTTAACCAAGATTTCATTCTTCTATCATCTGATTGAGAAGCTCTATATCTTACGTGTAAGAAAGGTCTTCTGATGTTAGTTCCTAAAATTTGATCATAAACTGTAGATGTTCCAGCAGGAACTAATACACCATCAATACCAGAATCTGCAACAGCTCCACGAGTAGATGCATCGTTTAAGTATTTCCAGTCAGTTTTGTAGAAGTCATAAGATCCACGTCTAAATCCAGAGAAGCCTAAGTTTAAAGCCATGTCTTCTGAATTTTCGAATACACCATAAGATGTACCACTAGCTCCATAAGAATTTACACCAGCCAACATGTTATCGATAGTTAAAGAAAGTTGTCTGTTTAAAAACATCATATTTTCTTCAATCGCACCTTGAGTATCTAAGTTCTTTAAGATATTGTCAAAATCAGTTAAATCACCAGCAGCTGGAGCAAAACCTGAATATACATTACCTCTAGCTTTTACAGCAGCGAATAAACCTTCAGTACCTTTGTTAGCAGAAGCAGTTAAAGCAGCAACACCAGATCCGGCAGCAGCTTTAGTACCTTCAATTACAGACATTTCTAAGTAGTCTTCAAAACGTAATCTTGTTTCAGATTCAGCTTTTAAATACCACATAAATCCACCTGTACCGTCTTCAGTCGCAACTTCAACCCATCCAATTTGAGCAGCATCAGAACCATTGATAGCATACTTAGATTTGATAATGATTGGAGAGTTACTAAATTGAGTGAAAGAAGGTGTGATAGACTTGATATCAGCATCTCCAGTACCTTTCTGATATTCAGAACCATATACAAAGATTTTAAGACCAGTGTCAGCAACATTAAAAGTAGCATCTAAGTCAGCACCAGTATAAGTAGCAACTGTTAAAGTAGCTAAAACAGAACTAGTATCAACGCTGCTAGTAACTAAAGCAGTAACTTCAACACCTGTAGCAGGGTTTAATACAACGATAGTTTGATCTTTCGAAATAACGTTTGCTACGAAGGTAGAACCAGCGGTAGCATCTAAAACGAAAGTTAAAGTAGTAGCAGAAGCAACAGTAACACCGTTGTAAGCTACATGTAATCTATTTTGCTCAGACCAAACTACTTGATCAGAAGACATTGGGATTTCAGCACCAACCATACGTAAAAATCCAGATAAAGTTCTGTTTCCATAACGCTCTACTTCTTGTTCGTAGATCTCAGGTAAATATTGTTGTGCAAAGTCATTATCTCCATCGGTAAAACTTAAATAGTTTGTTGATAGAGCTTGTTGTTTTTGAGACGGTATAATTGTACCGAATGTAGGATTTAAAGCCATTTTGTTTTGTTTTTAGATTTTAATTTTCTTTATTGTCAATTTTGAAGAATCATTACCTGTTTGACCTAATACTTTAACCTTAATACCATTAACAAATCCATCGCTCTGAGCGACTTGTCTAGCTTGAGTGCTAGGGTTTTTAGAGCTACTTATAATTTCTTTAGTAGCATCTGACTTACCTTGTTCATAAAAATGATTAATAATAGTATCCGCATTAGAAGCCATATAAAGCGCTTTGTGATAACCTTTCGCATCTGTTACATTTCCTTTATCGTCTAGGAACTTCCTTACGAAATTGTTAATGTTGGATTGGTCCTCTGCTAATTTACCTGGATCTTGTACTCCGTATCTAAATTTCTTACCACTGACATCGAAATCAAAACCTTTGAAATCATCAGAAAAGTATTTATTAGTTTTGGATTTAAAATCTAAGTGTTTTTGCTCAGCTTCTTTTTGGTCCTGATTGTATCGATTGAAAAATTCAGTTGCTTTCTTTTGCTCTTGAGTAACGCCGGGTCTCAACTTGATTTCGTCGTAGTATTTACTCTTTGTTTGCTCTAGAAAGTTTCTAGCATTCGCAACCTCTTCTTTAATTGCTAGTTTTTTAAGCCTAATATCTCTATCATCATCGATATCTTCGTCATATGAAAACTTGTCTTCCATTAAAAACGAAATCTCGCTCACATCTAGATGAGGCTTAGTTTTTTTATAATATTCTATTAGTAACACGTTGTCACTCACTGATGAGTAATCAGCATTTAATCTAACATAGTCCTCAATACCTCCACCAGTTTCCCTCATAAACGAAACTAGTTTATCTATATTGTCCGGTAATAAAGCTGTTTCCGTAGTTAACTCGTTATTTACAAACTCTTTAACTAGTTTTTCACCAATAAGCGTTGGCTCTATATCTTCTTTTACGATGCTATCTGTAATAGGTTTTTCATCATTAACTTCTTGTATGTTAGTGAACTCCTCTTTTACAGTATTTGTTAACACTTCTTTTTTAGGTTCTTCACTTGAGATAACAACCTTAATTGGTTCATCTTTTTTTGGCTCATCTAAACTTACTTTCGCAGGTTCTGACAAGTTAACTTTCTTGACTTCTGTATTACTATTGCCTAGATTCTTCATCTTTGGCTTTGATTTAATCTTGAAGTCTCCTTCTTGTACTGATTCTGACATAATATGATATAATTAAATAGTTAATAAATCTTAGCTAGGACCAAATTGTTCTAATCCAAATCCACCTAAATTATCGTTTCCAGCAGATTCAAAGTCTTTAGGTAATAAATCATTTTGTCTTTGATCTATTAATTCTGACTGCTGTGTTCCTTGCATTTTTATTCTTTTGTCTTTTCTATCTTCTAACTCTTTCTCTTTCTGAGACTCTGAGTTAGCAGTTACTTGAGCTAATTGCATTTTGTAATTAAACTCTTCAGCCATAAGCTCTTTCTTAATACTAGCCTCCATCTGCCTACGTTGTATATCAAATTGAGATTTTGCTTGCTCTATACTTACTTTTTCAGAAGTTAAAGCTTGTTGTTTTTGAACTTCAAACATAGCTGCTTTTTCAGCAGATTCAGCATTGGCTTGAGCTTGAGCTTGAATATTTCTTTGTTGAGCTTCTTGTTCTCTTTTTATTTTTTGAGTTTGCCTTAGTTTTAGAAACTGATTGGCTGTTTTAGTGTTTTTAATCTCGCGGATATCAATAGCATCCGATAAGGCTATAGCCCCTGTTTGTAAAGCCATTTGAACATTTTGTTCTAATAAAGCTTTGTCATGATCCTCTGGTTCCATTTCTAAGTATAAACCAAAATCATGAAGTTGTAGATTTATTAATTCTTCTAGTGTTTTTGTGTTAAAAGTACTAATAGAATTTTTTAAAGAATTCTCAGTTAAAGGGTTTTGAATTAAATCAGCAACCTTAAGACTTATATTCTCACACATCCTTAAAGTAACGTACAGTAAAGAATCTAATAAATGTCTAGTAGCTGTATTAGAAGCGTTTACTGCTAATTTTTGTAAACCAACTAAAGCATCTTTATCAGGAGCGCTACCGTCTCTAGCTTCATTTAAACCGGTTACATCACGAATCATTTGTAAATAGTATTGATAAGTGCCGATTAAACTCTGTATCTTAGCTTGTCCAGATGATGAAGATAATTCTTGAATAGGTACTTTACCTGCATTCATTCCACCTTCTTGAGTTAATGACCTACCTACTATACTACCCGTTTGGAAATACATATTAAGTGCTTCAGCAGGATTATAAGCTGTTCCATTACCTAAATCAACCTCTGCTAAACCATCCATATCTAAGAATACTCCATCTGGAACTATTCTAGACATTACTTGTTGTAATTTAAGATGTGTTAACTGTATCATATCAGCAAATCCAGTTATTCTACTTACTATAGATTCTATACGTCCTTTATACATTTTAGGTGCTGAAATACAAAAATTCATTTCAACTTTAGTTGTATCAGCTGTTGGTCTAGTCATATTTTCCGCTAGTTTCCATTCTAACATAGTATTATTACCTAGCACTTTAGCTCCAGTGTAAAGAACTTCTATAGTTCTATATACTCTTTCAAAATTATCATTTAATGGCGGATTAAATCCATCTGTCTTTTCTAATGTTTTTTCTAAACCTTGTTCTGTTTTTTTAATCTTGAACACCTGGTTCATATAAGTTTTGTATTCAAAATACATAACTTGAACAGTATTTTCATCGTAATTTCCCCAACCAGTTATATACTGAGAGTTTCCTGGCATTTCTTGTATCTTCTGTAACTCTTCCTCAGATAAATTAGGGAATTGTTTTTTAAGCTCTGGTATAGTTATCGACTTTACTTCACCAACATAGTATATGTCCTCAAAGTTTGGATCCTCCGTGTAAGAGTAAACTAAATAAGCTGGATCAACATAGTCAATTTTAATACCTTCTGTTCTATCAAATCTTGTTTTACAAGCGGCAATACCTAGAATAGTTAAATCGGCTGCTAACCTTCTTTTGGTTTGATCATATTTATTAGCGGCTAAAACATTGTTAATTACTTCTTCTTCAGCAATTTCTACATTTTGCTTATAAGACATCTGCATGTGAAGATCAAGTTCTTCTCTACTCTCAGGTAAAGTATTTAAGTCACTAGTCATAGACAAGTCTGCACCAAGTTGGTTTTTGATATCTATTAGCAACTCTTTAGTATTCATGTCTCTTTGAATTGCCGCTGCGTAATCAGTTCTAGTTTTAACAGAGAAAGGATCTTGTGCATAAGCTGAAATATCATAAGACTTATTAGACATACCATTAGCTACTATATCAACAAATTTAGATATGACAGGTACAGGTGTCCAGTCTAAATTCAAATAAGATAAATCACCATTTATAGATAATTCATCTTTGTATTTCTGTACGCTTTGCTCACCTCTAGCGTATAATCTTAATTGGTGAAAATTTGAGTACGACTGAGCGTATCTGTTACCAGACCTACCTTCTTGAAACCATTCGCCTTCTATAGCTCTTGCGACTTGCGTACCGTAATCTAAGCTTGCTTTTATTTCGTCGCTAACTACTTGGCTAGGAAATGAACTATTAGTATTAGTCTGTATTTTCATTTATTAAATCATTTTTGATGATGAACCAGTGTTATCATATTTTTTTATTCCTAAGTCTATAGGTTGGTATTCTCTCTTAGACGTTGGGATGTATCTATTCTTGTTGCAGGCCATTAAAGCTAATCCAGAGCTTATAGAAGCATCATATTTGGTTCTGTTATTTATATCAAATTTTGCCCAGTCTTCTAGTGTTCTTTGAAAATACATATCTCCAAACCCATTATCAGTGGAGCCAACGTAGGTATTTATATACGTTTCAATAGCTGCTGCATGCGCTTGTTTAATATCTTCACTAGAGTTAGGTATTCCACCTATATCTTTTTCTGTTACTGATAATTTATTCCAAACTTTATCAGGTCTATTCATAGAGTAACCTCTATAGCCTCTTCTTTTAAAGTGATATAATAATCTAGGTTTATTATTTTCACATAATATAGGCATTCCGTAGAACACACAAGCCATTAAAACGTCTTCAAAAAATATTTCAGCAGTTTGTGGTCTAGCTATATATTCTAAAAAGAAATGATTTGGTGGTACATCTTCCATACTAAATTTAGTTAAACCATGTAAAGCTCCATTAGAACCTCTGCCATCAACTGTACCAGATATATCATAACTATCACAACCAAAAGCTCCACAGTGTTCGTTACCCGGATACTTATTACCGTTCTTTAGTATTACGCGGTTTTGTAAGCTTAGAGGTGGAACCCAAGAAATTCTAAAATTACCATCTTTATTTGGTATAAATATAACTTTAGAGTCTCTTACTCCATTCTCCCATTGAAAACTACCAATAGTTACAGATGATAAATTATTAAGGTCTTCGTTGCTATCTATCTGTTCGTATATTTTAGCTAAATTAAATAAAGACTGTTTTGTTTCGTCTCTAAAAGCGTGTTTCTCTGTTCTTGGAAACTGACGATAATATTCATTTAAACCATCTTGATCATTCTTTAATCCTTCTACCTCATTATCCCAATGCTCTATAACACCTACTGTTATTTTATTACCACTTGGGTCTACGCAATCTTTCTGTGGGTTGTCGAATACAGGTAATCCGTAAGAATCAATGAATCCCTCGTAGTTCCATTCCATAGGTATGAACAAACTATATAGTCCTGAGCTAGTCTGACCATTGCGGTTTCTACTTGTAACGTCTGAAGCATTATAAAGTTTTTTAAAGTTCGCACCACCCTTATCTAAAGCATTTGATGTTGAACCCATCATACATTTTCCAACGATCCTACTACCAAGTCTTAGACATGTTTTTGTAACTCGCCAGTTGTTTAGTATATTATCTGGTTTTTCCCACTTTCCACTCTCATCGTGTACTAGTAGTTTTAATTTTTCTCCATCATAGGAGTTGTCACCAGTATTCTTCCAGTCTATAGTAGTATCAAGACCTGCAAGTTCCTCATCTGTTTTTCCTTCGTTTAATTTCTTTCTAGTAAGCCTAGATGCTGGTATTCTATAAGCTAATTCGGTTTTTGGCCTATCCATACCATCTTGAATTGGCTTGAAAAAGAAAGGGTAGTTAATTGATATGGGTACGACTTTATCAGTGAACATCTTTTTTGCATCAGCACCTGATTTGGATAAAATACCGAACCTTGAATCTGTTGATATTGTGGCCATATTAACTGTTTCCCCGGATGCCATGAATGAAAATCCAGAACGTCTATTTTTGAGGTATGACATTCCGTAGCATCTAATATCTGCTTTACAAGCTTCCCAGAAGATAAAGAATAATCTATTTGATTCCCTATAATCTGCTGACCCAATATCAATCTTGGACCACTGCAAGTACATGTAATGAGTGCCAGTGATATAAGTTGGATTGCCATTATTAAAAAACCAAAAACCTTGTTCCCTTCTCTCAAATTCTTTGTCAATATACCCATACCATTCTTCTTTGAAATCAATAGAGTGCTTGTCCCATTCGAATACGTTTTTAATACTAGATAGTTTTTTAGGATATTCTAGCTTAGTCCACACTTGTTCTTTTTTATCATCAGAACATTTGTAAACTTCTTTAGATTCTAATGGTAGAGCAATTTTTAGATTTTGAATTTCTATAATTTCACCTATAGTACCGTCTTTGCTTATTATAACAATATCAAAATCAGCATTATAACCATACTCCCATTTTTTATACTTATTATTTCTATTAAGTATAATAGGTTTTATGTGGTCATTTATAGTTTTGACTAAAGTTTGCTTATACATTCTTAGATCTACCTTCAGCGAAACCTTTGAATTGTTTCTCTTGTTTAACGTCTCTTGGCTTCTCCTGTAATAATTTTTCCTCTTCCTCTATGCGATTAAGTATTTCAAAAGCGTCAAATATAGCTAGCTTTTTAGTAGCGGCAGCATTTTTAAGTCTATCAGCTGAGATGTCTTCTCCTGAGTCAACAATCTTTTCCTGCGCCACTTTTATTAATTCCTCAACTGCTTTTTGCCCAGCTCGGATTATATTTAACTTCGTCTCCTTGTTTGTCATATTTGATTACAATATCATTTGATTTCATACAATACAATCTTTCGTTATCTATAAAAAATTCAAACTCACCGAACGGTGTGTAACCAACTAGATCACCAGGATTGATTTCTATAGCTTCTAATGAGCTATTACCATATTTTAGTATTCCTATAAGCTTTTTTTCTTTATCTGCTGTTAGATCATCACTATCAATTATAGGATTTACAAAGCATCTATCTCCAAAAGCTTTCCATTCACTATCTCGTTTATATAAATAAACTTGATCTATAGAACAGAAAAATTTATCATCAGTAAATTTAGATCTACTATCTTTTTGATTACCTCTCATATCGTAGAATCTTCTAAAAACATTGTGATGTATTATTACGGTATCACCTTTTTTAATTTTAGTTTCAAAAGCTCTAGGTACTTCTAGTACCACAGCTCTGTTACTAACTGATTTAAACGATTCGATACTACTATTAGTTATTAAAGTTTTATCACCTACTTTAATTTCATTATCGTATCTTTTATTGACAGGTTCAACAATAAAGTCAAATAAACTCTGCATTAGTATGTAAGATCATATTCAACGGATACCGCCATGTTGGAATTAAACTTCTTCCATGGCATTACCTCGTTACTTTTCTTAATATAAACGTTATAAGAATTATCAGATTCTTCGTGTAGTATGTGAGATATTTCATGACCTCCATAAACCGATTGACCTACAGCGTAATGCATTGCATCCGTTTTGTAGTCAGAACCTATACTTATTTTTCTTATTATTGAAGACACGTTATTACTCTATTACTTCTGCTGCTTCTACTTCTTCCTTAATCTCTTCAAAGCTACCATCATGTAAATTAATACTGATTGCTCCGTATTTCTCCTCTAAGACTTTCTTATTGTCTTCTACTTCTTTGTTGAGTTCTTGGATATGACCCATTAGTCCATACTTTTGAGCCTCTAACACACCTACTTGAGATAGTACTTGATTCATTTTTCCTTGGTTCTCTTGAACTAACTTTAACTCTTCTGCTGTAATCTTGTTTTCCATTTGATTTAATTTAATTGTTTTTAATGTAAATTTTACTATTATTATTTATTATCACTTGATCGTTTTGATTTTTCCCATGTTCTACCCACAAAATAAGCACCGTACACTGTTATTAATAAAGATTGGAATATAGGTGTGTATTGTTCTGCTACCTTAAAACCTCCAATATTACCGTCGAAAAAAGCTAATATAGTAAAGACAACAGTTAAGTATATTAAAACTAAAGGTCTAATGTTTTTAGATAACCAACTATCGCTAACCATATCAGCTTTCCAGCGATCTGTAACTTGAGCCTGTGCGTCACTATCAGCTTTCTCTAATATCTCTTGTATTAATCTCTGAGCCTCTAGCTTTTCTTCCTCGGTAGTCGTAAGCTTGTCAATAACATCACCAACACTTTTGATAACGCCACCTGTAAGCCATTGGAATATTTTATTCAATTGATTTTGATTTAGTAGGGTTTATTGTTCTCTTTTTGCTTCTCTAGCAGCTACTCTGTCATACCTTTCTCTAAGCCTGTGTGCTTTCCTTTTATTCCCGCTAGCTAGCGCCGCTTCACCTTTAGCTCTAATTTTTTGAGATCTAGTTTGATCTACCTCGTTTTTTGGTTGTAACTTGGTTTGTAAAGTTACAGACTTTTTTTCAACATTAGATACAGCTTTCACTTCTGCTGTTTTAATTGTGTCTACAGCTCTAACCTTAGCTCTAGGTTTTTCAACTGCTTTTGTTGTGTCATCCTGAGCCCAACCGCGAGCCGTATATTCGTCCATCCTTGATTGACTACCGATTTTGTAATCTTTCATACTACCAGTAGCTTTACCTCCTGGTTTTACGTAACTTCTTATATTAAAGACCATCTTATTTATTTTTAATAGGGTTTATTATTCTTTTTTAAAGCTATCATTCTTCTATTAGCAACACTTCCTTTAGGAAATTCGTTTGGAAGCTTAGATATTTCACTCTTTGTCATTGTTTTTGCTTTTTCAAAAATATCTCTTCTATTATCGTTAACATCAACTTTCTTAATTAATGTACCTTGTTTTACTAAGTCATCAATAAGTTTTTTATTGATCGGTTTTTTAACCACTATTTTTTTTGGGTCTATAATTACCATGTGTTAATTTTTTATTATGTTACCATTTTACTTTATCTGCCCAGTAAGCAGCAGAACTTTTACCTTTAGCAATATTCTTGCCATGCCTAGCTTTAAAAGATTTTCTTTTTGCTTTCATTTCGTCAGATTCACCAGCTTTAGGTTTACCAGCTGTACTAGCTCCAGCTTCTCCAAATCTAATTATTTTCTCAATACCATTATAACAAGCTTTAACTACATGAGACTTCCCTCCACTAGACTGAGCCTTTGGCTTGTTACAAGGCATTTCTTTCTTATTTATCACCTTTTATAAGTTTATTTTTCCTGTTCTTGTTCTTGTTCTTGCTTATTCTTATTATTGCTTAAACGAACCCATCTATTTAATGTATATCCTATAGACACCGATAATAGTAATATTTTCAACCCCATTTCAAGATCTGAAAAGGTTGTAACGCTTAAAGTTATAGTATTTAAGCTGTACAGTTTTATGTCACTCATGTTAAGCACTTTCTATTTCTTTGCTACTTGAGTAATTGGACCAGCTTTATGGGTTGGTTCAATAAACTTCAATTTCATACCAGTAATTCCAGAGCTAGATCCTTTACCGTGAGGTCTACCATCTTGGCTTAAGGGACCATCCCATACGGTGTTTTCTCCTGTGATTTGTTTTTTGATGTCCATGTTGTTTAATTTATGTTATTAATATGTTTGATTAATGAAGTTAGGATCAACAGAATTTGCTTTTTGTTGTACATCACCAAAAATACCATTTGCCAAAGCTTGGTCTTTATAGTTAAATACAGGCCTTGCAGAGCCAAGTTCATTGCTTGGTACTGGTGGAACCTGAGCTTGTTGCTGAACAGGTAGAGCTTGCTGTACTGGCATCCCAGTCAATGGGTCTACTGGTAAAGGTTGTAGTTGATCTATCATAATTATCTGTTTTTATCTTTATTTACATTATTTATAGAAGTAATCAAAACTTTATCTGTATAGTTCTGACCTTTCATTATTTTATTTCTTCTAGTACTAGTTGGTATATCTTCCTCACCAAGAATAATCCTGTACATTCTAAGGATTAGTTGCTTGCACTGGAAAGATACTTTGTATATATTGTATTTTTGGGTTGTTCTATTTCTTTCTCTCCAAACTTCAATCCAACCTTCTTTCAATAACCTATTCCATCTTCTATTGTCCCAACTGTAAGAGTATGAGCCAGTCAAGAAGTCTTGCTTTGAAAACAAGTCCATACAGTCTAAATATATTAAAAGTTCCAAATCAGCATCGTTTAAATTATTATTCTTACATGCCCATTTACGTACTATTCTATAATGTTTAAATAAATTAAGATCTTTTATGTCACCAGCGGTTAGTCTCATAAAACAACAACAACATCACCCATTTTTATAATATGGAAAGATTCTTTGTTTATTTCAATTTTATGCCCGGCATGCCTATCAAAATATATAACATCATTTTCTTTAATACCAACAACATCGTTACCTAAGGATATCACTTTCCCTTCTACGTATCTAATATCTTCTCTGTGAGATTCAGCTAAGAAAAGCCCACCTTTTGTAGAGGTGGTACCTTCTTTTAGCTTCTCTATAATTATGTTACTACCTATTGCTTTCATTATGTAACTCTTAAATTATTAATTACACAATCGGTTGATAATATCGTTGTAGCTACTGACACCGCATTTTGCAAAGCGCATTTAGTAACTAGTAATGGATCTATAATACCAGATTTAACCATATTAACAGTTTTACCTGTGATAACATTAAGGCCTTTCCCTTTACTGTTAGGTATTTTTATGTCTGTTATACCAGCATTTTCTAATATTGTCTTAAAAGGTGCTCTAATCGCATCCAGTAACACTTGTTCTCCTATGTTCATAGCTTTAAGATACATTGAAGCATTTAATAAAGCAATTCCACCACCAGGTACAATACCTTCTTTGATAGCTGCTTTAGTTGCGCAAATAGCATCTTCCACTCTGTCGTTCTTTTCTTGTAACTCAATTTCAGAATTAGCACCAACTTTAACAATAGCTATTTTAGCTGATAACCTAGCTAATCTTTTTTCTAGCTTAATAACTTTGAATGATTGCTTCTCAATTAATAACTGTTCTTTTAAATCAGCTATAATGCTTAAAACTTCCTTCGTTGGTTCACCTACTTTTAATATAGTTTCTTCGTGAGTTGTTATGCTTCTTAAACAAAAACCTAGATGCTCAACTTGGATTAAATCCATATCGTCACCAAGATCTTCATTTATAATGGTAGCACCTGTTAATAAAGCAAGATCGTCTAATATTTCTTTCTTACTAATACCAAATGTAGGTGCATCAATAACATTAACTTTAATGTTACCTTTATTTTTGTTCATTGCTAGAGCTGATAAAACACCTTGATCTAAATCACCTATAATAAGTAGAGGCTTGTGGTTTTTTATTACATACTCTAATACTGACTGAATTTGTCTAATTGTTTCAACTGGTGACTCAATTAATAAAACCAATGGTTTTTCTAACTCAGCTGATTTATCCTGTTGATTAGTAATGAAATGAGAGTTTTTTAATCCCTTGTCATATTGAATACCATCTACAACTTCTATCTCTGTAATCCCAGACGAAGATGTCTCCATCATAACTATTCCTGTGTTGTCAACCGCTCTAAATGCATCGGCTATTAACTTACCTAGTTCTGGATCGTTGTTTGTAGAGATAGTAGCTATTTGGTCTATCATATCACCTTTAACGTTGATAGAATTTTGTTTTAAATATTTAACTACTTTTTCTGTAGCTGAATTAATACCATCTTTTAATTCTCTTGAGTTTGTTTTGTTTGACACTTTATAAGCTTCTTTCAGTATAGCGTGAGCTAATACAGTAGCTGTGGTTGTTCCGTCTCCTGCTTCTCTAACAGTTTTCCTAGCTGCTTCTTTTAAAAGTGTAGCCCCCATATTTTCTACAGGATCTAGTAACACTATTGAATCAGCTACGGTTACGCCATCTTTAGTGATAACTGGTCTACCTGACCCATCTTCTAACATTACACATTTGCCACTAGCACCTAAAGTGGAGCTAACAGCTAGTGTAAGTTTTTCTATTCCTTTAAATACATTAGCTCTGGCCTGTTCACCGAAGTTAAGGTTTTTTACTATCTTATCTGACATATTAAATTAAATTTGATTTGAATAATTACTTAAAAGTCTTTACAACTTTAGGGCCATCAATAAATTCTACTTTTTTAGAGTAATGCTTAATAGCATTGTCAATAGCTGTTTCCGCTTCATGTATTGATTCTCTTCTAGTGACATCTCTCCATAAATCTTTCTGATGTACATCTTGATACTCTGTTTGGTAGAATCCGTTTATTAATTGAACAATACGCCAATTTTTCTTATTAGAAATGTGTTTCCAAAGGTTAATTAAATCCTCTGTTGGTTGTGAACTGGTGGACCAAGAATTGGTCTGGTAAAATAATGTCATTTTGGTTTTGGTTTGTGTTAATTTAGGTTTGTCCGTTCCAGGACTCGGTATGGTTTGTATTATTACATGTTTTATTCTTAAATTACCTTTTTTACACTGTTGGAGGTACTGGCTCTCCTATAGTTAAGGTAACTGTGGTTGGCGTGATCAAAGAATTAATCTGAGATTCAATACTAGCTTCAATAGAAGCAACCTGCTCTTCACCCATCGCTCCTTGAGTCCATACAACAACAATTTCATTTGTTAAATCCTCAAAAGGGATAAATTCTGTTACGTCTGTAACGTCTAATGTTTGTGTTCCAATATTAGTAGCACTGTAAGCAACTCCTTTGGGGTTTTCTACATCCGAAGTACCAGTAACTATCCAGTGAACGTTATATACTAAATCAGCGTATTCACCGTCCTGAGGATAAGCGTCTACTGTTTTGCAATTCCAATCGTAAGTAATCATAATTTCTGTTTTTATTTATTTATTTATTTATTTTATTAACCATTTGTGAAGCACGGGTACATATAATGCCCCTCCTTCGTTTAAATTTGTATTATAGAATTTAGAAACAAGTAGTTGATATTGCTCTTCTGTCATTTCTTCTTTTTCCCAGATTGTATCTATAATAATTAAATCATATTTTTCTGTTGTAGTATATGTAAATATATCACCTTTTATAATATTTATAATAGGGTTTAAATGTCCTGAAGAAATGTTGTAGTCAATAACTTCTTGACTAATTTCTACAACATCAATTTTACTACATTTATTAACCTCAGATAATTCGTGAGGTATTAACCCAAAACCTAAACCCGTAACTAATACTGAATCATAGGTAAAATCTTTAAAAGAATCTTTAAAAAACCCGGTACAAGAATCACATTTACCTAAAAACACAGAAGCATACGTGTCTCTGTTATCTATCCATTGTCCATTAGAAAACTTTATAAATGTAATACCTTCTGAGTCTTTATAAACATTAAATTCGGTACCTGAATAATCTTTTAAGTCTGTATCTATTATTTTCATATTATTTTATTTAAAATTAACACAAGTAATAAGCAGTTACAACCCCTGAAGAGTTTACTACAATTCTAGATCCTACATATCCTCCTGAATAAAAAGTTTGACCATAGGTTCCCGCGGCATACGTTGTTGTACCTGCTGAATTGCTATATACTGTATCTCCAACAGCCGCTATAGTATTAGAACCTCCGTTATGGTAAGCAACATTATTAGCTGTGCCATAACAAGCAAAAGTACTTTTTGGTGTATTCACTGTTAGATGGAATGTAGTTAATGTAACAGCTCCGTAGTTTCTAAAATTATAAAGATTATTATTTGTTCCATCTGAATTTGGATTATAAGTGGAGTCGAATTTATTTGACACGGCATGCGCGAAGCAGGCTACTAAATCCTCATTCACTTCCCATAACTCTAATTCATTTATAACGTCTATTAAGCCAAATGTACTTGTATCTGGTACTGCCATTATATTCCTGCTTTTTCTAGTCTAGCCTCTAATTCAGCTATCTTAGATATTAATAAATCAATATATTTTACAGACTTAAATCCTTCGTTATCTGTGTTTACAAATTCAGGATGTTTTATCTCTAATTCTTGAGCTATAACACCCACCCTGTATTCTCCTTCATCGCTTTTCATCTCGAAAGACTTCCAGCTTATATCTATATTATCACGCGATAAATCCTTTATTTTGGTTTTCTTTCTTTCATCAGAAGATAATATAAAGTTTGTTGCTGTTACAGTTGAGGTAAATCTACCTATTCCGCTTACATCTAACTTATACGAAG